TGAAGACACAAGGCAATATGATTAACCATACAGCAATCGGTTCTACAATTGTGCCGATCCAGCCGCTTGGATACAATTATATGGGCGGTAAATTGTTAGCTTTACTATGTTTATCATCAGATGTCCAAGACGATTGGCACAACAAATATGGTGATGAACTAGTTGGTGTTACCACAACATCTCTGTATGGTAATACAAAAGCTGGTGGTTTATCACAATATGATGGCCTAGAATACTGGAACAAAATGGGTTTCACTTCTGGTTCAGTTGCTTTTGATCCGTCAAAGAAAACTATGAAAATGGTATTTGATTGGATTAAAGAAAACCATCCACGTAAATACTTTGAATGGTGGGACGCTAAGAATACACAAGGATTACCATTAAAACGTGACCATAAAAACCGTTCATTACATTTTGCTTATGGTAAACTAAAGATACCAAAAAACTTAATTAGATGTGAACATCAACGTGGTATCTATTTCTCACCACTTTATAATGAGTCCTTTGAATTCTTACGTAAAGAGAAACCATTCAGAGATTTAACTAAACGTTTTGATAATAGTACCGAGGCATTGGTAAACATCTGGAAAACAAAATATGCCAAAGGTCGTATATCAATGCTTAAGAAGAAGAATACCGTTTCAAAAGAATCACTTTTCTATGATGATTTAATTTACTTATCATGGGAAGAAACAAAAGCCAAATATTTACCGCAAGTTGGTCGATAAAACACTTGACATACACACTATATAATGTTATGATTATAAAACTAGTTAATGACTAGGATTTTTGTTAATTTTGTTATTTTATAGGAGTTTTACAAATGGTTAAATTGAGTGCGAAACAACGTATGTTGAATTACCTCACTAAAAAGACAGGCTATAATACTTTCACAACAGCACAAGCTCGTCGCTTGTTCGGTGTGCAAAATATTTCTGCTCGTATCGCTGAATTACGTCAAGAAGGTTATGCTGTTTACTTAAACACATACAGACGTGGTGATGGCACTAAAGTTAAAGGTTACCGTCTTGGTAAACCATCAAAAGCTTTCAAGCGATACTTCAAAGAGATTGGCGTAAGAGCTAAGTCCGTAGCTTAATAACGTCAATGTAGTGGTGAGGGGTCGCAAAGGCCCCTCATTTTTATTATTATAGGAATATATTATGGAAATCAAAATCTCAAAAGAAGATTTACAAAAGAAAAGTCTGTTCATCGCAACACCAATGTATGGCGGTATGAATCACGGTCTTTACATGAAAGCTTGTCTTGATTTACAAGCTACAATGATGCAATATGGCGTATCTACTAAATTCTCTTTCTTATTCAATGAATCACTTATCACACGAGCAAGAAATTATCTTGTTGATGAATTCTTACATCGTTCAGATGCAACACACCTACTCTTCTTAGATTCTGATATCCATTTCAACCCACAAGATGTGGTTGCTATGTTGGCATTAGATAAAGATGTTATCGGTGCACCGTATCCAAAGAAAGCAATCAAATGGCGTAATATCCATGCAGCTATCAAAAAGAATCCAGATATCGAAATTGGAACGTTAGAAAAACTAGCAGGTGACTTCGTATTCAATCCAGTAAAAGGCACAGCACAATTTTCTGTGACTGAACCTTTAGAAGTATTAGAAATTGGTACAGGTTTCATGATGGTTAAACGTGAAGTATTCCCTAAATTTGAGATGGCATATCCTGATTTGAAATATAAACCAGATCATGTTGGTCAAGCTCACTTTGATGGTTCACGATACATTCATGCTTATTATGATACAGTAATTGATCCAAAATCAGAGCGTTACTTATCAGAAGACTATATGTTCTGCCAATACTGGCGTAACATTGGTGGTAAAATCTGGTTATGTCCATGGATGAGAACATCACATATTGGTACATATCACTTCCAAGGTGACATGCCAGCAATCGCTAACTTTGTTGGTGAAATGTAATGATTGTCGGTTTAGTGGGATTTATTGGAGCAGGCAAAGGAACTGTTGGTGACCTTTTAAGATTACAAGGTTTCAAACAAGCATCCTTTGCTGGTGCTTTAAAAGATACCGCTTCACAAATGTTTGGTTGGGACCGAGCATTGTTAGAAGGAGATACTGAACAATCAAGAGTGTTTCGAGAAAAGAAAGATGATTTCTGGTCTGAACGTTTTGGTTATGATTTTTCTCCACGACTAGCATTACAATTATTAGGAACTGAAGCAGGTCGTAATGTCTTTCATAAAGATATTTGGATTTATGCTTTAGAAAATCGTATCAGAAGACATAAAAATGTTGTAATCACTGATACAAGATTTCCTAATGAGATAGATTTCATTCGTTCAAAAGGTGGTATCATCGTTGAAGTTAAACGTGATGAAAGACCAGAATGGTATGAAACAGCATTTATGGAAAATAATGATCCAGACAATCACAATGGAGATATGGCATCTTTATGGCCAAATATTCATGTATCTGAATGGGCTTGGATTGGTGAACATGTCGATTTTACCATAGAAAATGATGGTACATTTGATGATTTGAAAATGAAAGTAATAATGCTCTTTACAGAGATGGAAAAGAGTGATAAAATTAGTATGTTAAATTATGAAGGAGTTTTAAATGAAGTTGTCTAGTCAAACCTTAAATGTGTTAAAGAATTACGCAAATATCAATCAAGGTATCGTCTTTAAAAAAGGCAATACTATTTCAACCATGTCTGCTCAAAAGAATATCTTGAGTGAGGCAACAATTCCAGATGAGATTCCACAAAGTTTTGGTATCTATGATCTGAACAATTTCTTATCAGTCGTATCTTTAAACAAAGATCCTGAAATTGAATTTGATGAAAAAAATGCAATCATTAAATCACTTAATGGTCGCTCTAAAATCAAATATCGTTTTACTGAAGCATCAATGATTGTTACACCACCTGAAAAGAAAATTACACTTCCATCAGTAGATGCAACTTTCACTCTTACAGAAGAAGACTTTGCATGGATTCAAAAGACTTCAGCAGTATTGGGTTCACCTCATATTGCGGCTGTTAGTGATGGCACAGAAGTTAATCTAGTAGCTTTTGATGCTACAAATGATTCAGCACACACAACATCAATCAAAATTGATGCACAAACAACAGGTTCATATAAGATGATTTTTAAAACAGAAAATCTTAAAATGATTCCAGGTTCATATATCGTTGAAATCTCTTCTAAGGGTATCGCAAGTTTCAAGAATACAAAAGAAGATATTCAATATTGGATTGCAACAGAAGCAACAGGAGCTTAATATGGCATCAGTATCAACAATTTTTGGTAATTTCAACGAAGAACAATTGAAGGCATTAAAAGATGCTATTAATGAAATGGGTCAATGTATGCAGAAAATGGATACAGAGAAAGATATCATTAAAGACATTATTGACGCTACACATGATAGTTTAAAGATTCCTAAAAAGATTCTTAAACGTATGGCTGTTGTTCATTATAAAAATACATTTAGCCAACAGGTGGTAGAAGATAAAGAATTTGAAGCACTTTATGTTGGTGTTACGGAGATCAAATAATGGCTATTAAATTTTTCGTAAATAATTTTGATGGTAATGCTAGTGATTCTATTGCTATCAATAGTGCTCAAGTAATTTCAGTATATGAAGTTGAAGTTGAAGAAGACACAGGCAAGAAAAAAACTAAAAGAAAAGTAACAAACATTTACTGTCACGGTAATGCTACTTTTCAAGTTAAAGAGAAATATCTTGATGTTGTTGCAAGACTTAACGAAGTTTAATTTATTATTTTATATTATGAGGTGTGTGAATGTCAGAACAAATTTTGTGGACGGAAAAGTATCGTCCTAAAACCGTAGAAGATTGTATTCTTCCTGAATCAATCAAAGAAACTTTCCAAGAGTATGTAAAACAAAAGCACATACCAACTCTACTGTTATCAGGCACGGCAGGCGTAGGTAAAACTACAATTGCTAAAGCCTTATGTAATGAAGTTGGTTGTGACTTTATGGTCATGAACTGTTCAGATACGAATAGTGTTGATGATGTTCGTTGGAAAATTAAAGGTTATGCTTCTTCTGTAAGTCTATCTGGTGGTCGAAAAGTCATCATTATGGACGAGGCAGACTATCTATCTCCAAATGCTCAAGCAGCTCTTCGTGGAGCAATTGAAGAATTCGCAAAAAATTGTTCATTTATTTTTACATGTAATCAAAAAAATCGTATTATGGAACCAATACATTCACGATGTGCTGTTATTGACTTTAGAATTCAAAATGGTCAAAAAGCAAAGATGGCATCGGCTTTTTTCAAACGTGTAGAATGGATTCTTGAACAAGAGAATATCACATATGATAAAGAAGTCATAGCTGAACTTATCAAAAAACATTTTCCTGATAATCGTAGAGTTCTTAATGAACTTCAAAGATATTCAGTTTCAGGTAAAATCGATAAAGGAATTTTAACAACAGTTATTGATGTCAATATCAATGATTTAATTAAAACCATTAAAGATAAAGATTTTTCTACTATGCGTAAATGGGTAACACAAAATCTTGATAATGATCCTGCTACATTATATCGTAAAATTTATGATAATCTTTATGAATATTTAAAACCAAATTCAATTCCAAACGCTGTATTAATCTTATCAAGATATCAATATCAATCAGCTTTTGTGGCTGACCAAGAGATTAATCTTGTGGCATGTTTAACCGAATTTATGGTAGAATTGGAGTGGAAATGAAAGTATTTACATCTGAAGAATTAATGTCTGAACTTGGTTTGGCTGGTGAGAAAATTATCACGAACTATTTCAATGAACAAGGTCAAAAAGTAAAGCATTCACTTGATAAGTTTGATCGTGAAAAATATATGCTTATAGAAGGTAATATAAAAGTTGAAGTTAAAACACAACAACCATATGTTAAAATGGGCGCTTTATCGTTTAGACCTAATCAATTAAAAAAATGTAGTACCGTTGATGAACTATATTTTG